AACGGAATTAACTGTCCTGGCTGTTTATTAATGTTGAGCACTGATATTTTATCTTTTACGATAACTCCGGTCTGACTATCATAAATCTTTTTATTATTGTCAAAATAGAATCTAATTTGTGCATCACTTTCAAATATGTAACGCAGTGATCTATATGTTACTGTATAAGAAAATCCATTTGTCTCAAATAATAATAACCAGCTAGAGTCTAGTTGTTGATTGCTAGTGTCTCCTGCTTGTCCTAAGCTAAAGTCATCATAAACATTTAGGTTGTCTTCGTTGATAACTTCCCATTGTCTGTTGTCTCTGTCGTATCTTAATCCAAAGGTTCTGTATGCAAATATTTCAGATATAATTTGTGTGTAAACATCATTTACAAGATCTTTTACAAATTTAGGTTTTACAGCATTTAAAATAGCACCGGTAGGTATAACATCATTAAACACGATAGGTCCTAAACCTGAAGAAGTTAATGTTGTTCCTGATTCCGAAACACTCACAACCTTTACCCATTTATAAGTAACTGCATTTTCTGTATCAGCAGCGCCTGTTACTAGATTTCCGTCAACATCAAAATACTTTCCTGCAGGTGCAACAAATTTTACCATTGCTTCAGGTTCTAAAAATCTCAACGGACCCTCAGTAAATGTAGCAACTTGATAAATTATGTCGCTCGAATCTTCGATGTATCCTGTAGATCTATTGGTATCTTTGGTTACTTGATTCCATGTTAAATTGTATTCTGCATAGTCCTGGTTAGGATATTCGCTTAGATAAAAGTTTCTTACATTTTTGTCTTGGAACACAGGTATTATTTGATTTTGTAATACTGCTTCGATATCTGTTCTAGTCAAGAAATTAAAATTAATTTTCTTATCTACTTTTTCTTTAAACAGAACGCCATCGGTTGCAAACAAGTTAGTTGTAGAATACTTTCCTGTTGCATCTATTAAATCGTAATATCTGCTTATGCCAATTGAAGTTCTGTTGATCGATTTTACTTTAACGATTTCTTGACTTATTGCAAGTGGACCAATTGAATAATCTTCAGCAGTTATTAAACGGTTTTGAGTATAATAAGTTGCAGGAGCATTATTTTTTATGCTCTCGATTGTTTCAGTGCTGCTTGCATTAGTTACAGTTGTTTTCAATGACAATACAATAGTCAATGTTTCTGTTCTACCTATTCTACTAATGTACGGTATTCTAACTGTTACGTTAGTGATGTTTGCTGGAAGTATTGTATAATCTTTATTTGCACTGATTCTGTAATAGATTCTAAACGATCCTTTTGGAAGTGTTCCAAAAATACCATCGGAGAAAATTAAGCTAACTCTATCATCTGTTCGTGTTGTTACTGTGTAGATGTTTTTAATCTTTTTATTTAGATTGTTATAAACAATGTTGTTGCCTTCTACTGCATCAACCTTAGTCCACAGCTCAGTTTCTTGTCCTGCGGAATCTAACTTGTATAACCAAACATCTGTGTGATTTATGTTAGACGAATCAATGTCTATTGTTTGATTAGGAACAGGAGAGTCAATTGTAAAATCTCCTCTGTTTAGTAAACCTTGTCTAAAGTGTGCAAAAAATCCTGTTGAATTACTTCCAGGTCCTTGACCGTTATCTCTATAAATGAACGCTAGAGAATTTCCTGGTAGTGGTGCTTCTTCTACTAAGTCGCCATTGCTAATTGTTGTACTAACAATTTCGAAGTCTAAATTTGCATTATTAACTGACTTGGAAAAAGAGTATACAGGAGTAGTAGTAGATGCAGAATTGAATCTATATTGTTCTGTAGAAATGCCGCCTACGCTATCCAATTGAATAGGTCTGCCAAAAGTGTTTTGCACTGGCATAGCAGCATTTAAAACTTTAGTAAATTGTTCGTACCAATCAGTGTTTACACTGTCATTCCAAATAACAGTTTTTCCACTTAAATTTCTGCCAGCACTGTCTGTAATGTTTTCTGATGTAGAAACACTTTGAAATTTAAGCAAACCGTTTCCGGCTTTATTACGCTGAGGATTATATGAAAGCAAACGTGCAAGTCTTAAAACGCTTTCTCTGCGTTCAGCTAATTCAATAAAGTTTTCTCTTGCGTTTAAGTCAACTCTAAACGAAATGTTTTGTCCTAAAAACGCAATTAAATCGATTAACGCAAGATATTCCGACGATTCAATATAATCATTGAAGTCTTCAGGATAGTTTACTCGTAGATATTCAATCATTGTTCGACGTAAATTGTCAAAATCATATGATTTAAAATCTGCATACTTAAAACTTTGATAGATTTTTTTCCAATCTTCAGCAAGTAATAATCTGTTTTGTCTATCTGTAGAAGACATTGGCACGTTCCTTAACTATTAAAATATTTATCAGATTTAAAAAGTGCGCAGTTTTAAAGTAGACCGTTTTCTCTGTCAAATCTAAAAACTAATTCTTCACTTATGCTATAGTCTAAATAAAGTAAAGTGCATTGTATTTGTAGTCCGTATTCATACTGATCAACTACTATATTATCAACCTTTACTCTAGGATCATAATTTACAATATCGGTAACGTTTTTTATAACGCTCTCTTTTAAGTCGTTTGTAAGAGGTTCAAACAGTACATCCCAAATTATAGTACCAAATTCTGGATTTTCTAATTTTTCTCCCATTCTTATATGAAAATGGTTAACAATATCTTGTTTAATTAGTGCAATGTCACTGCTTTTAAAATCTTTATTGTTGGGATTTACTGTACTAATCCCTTTGTAACTTTTATTAGTAATAGGATTAGAAGCCACAAGCTGCGGTTGTACTTTTAAATTTTTATAAAGATTTTTTTCTAAAGTGCTCATGCTATATTTACCTATTATTGCGCTGTAGATCTTGGATTAGTTGGCGCAATTGGTTTTGGCGTTACCGGTGGCCTATAGACTACATTGGGTCCAGTTGTTGTGCCTGTTGATGCTCTAGTTGTTGTTTGTGAACTGACCAGTACTTCTCTAGCACCTCCAGGAGTCATTACTGTTTGATATTTGCTTGTGATAGTTTTTACACCTGCAGGAGTACTAACTTGATTAACTTTTGTTACAGTCTTACCATCAGACGAACTTCTTCCATTTAATGCAGCATCAGTTTCGCTATCAGAATATCCCCTGCCGCCGATGTCATTTGGCGACGGTAATCCGTTTCCAGGTATTAATGTTTGGTTTGATGTAGGATTTATGCCATTTATCAACATGTCTCTTACTTTTCTACCTGTCCTAAAGTCATATCTATTATCATAAGGATCTATTTTTTCATACACATACACGTTACTAGGCGTAGGAAGTCTGCTAGAAACCAACGGACGATCGGCTGCATTTCCTCCGAAGATACGTTGTCCGCCATTAGCAGCAATTTCTGTTTGCATTCTTTGTGAAGTTCCAGTTGGTTCGTAAGCAAGGTTGCCTTGCTGTATATCAACTTCGGTAACTGTTCCGGGGCCGCCATTTCTAATATCTGCTAAGTTAGCTAGAAAAACATCCGGGTTATGATGAGCTCGATTTAATCCGTCGCCTGCGTAGTACGACTGTCCTTTACTAACAGGTCGTTTATGTCCTTGTGTATCAAACGGAACTGGTACACTTGCAAATTCTTTTGCTAAATTTAAACAAAATTCAGCATCTGTAATCGAGCCCGATTTCCATGCTTCTAATCTTCTAGAATTTTTTAAAATAACTAAAATTAAATAATCTTGTACATCTCTATTATACCTAGTAGTAGCTGCATCAAGTCCTGATTCTGATACAGCTACTCTTAGTGTTTTTCTTATAAATTGGTATCTTCCGCAAGCACTCGATGCATAACCTGAATTAATTCTGTCAGTTTGAAACTGATCAATTTGAGATAGTGTAAATTCAGTTATTCTAGGATCATTTTTTCCCGGGTATAATGCACAATACGGATCTCCACCTGTACCTTCAGATTCGCCTTTTGCAATTAAGTTAAGTAATGCTTTTTCTTGTGTAGTAATTTGAGGCACGATTTACTCCTTATTGTGGACCAGCATCTGGGTCAGTTGACAATGTGTTATCTTGATTTACCGGTGCTGGTATAACACCATCTCTCGGAAGATCCCATGCGCCACCTTCACGTCTTGCTGCACTAAAATGCATTGCGTCACTGCAACTATTCCAATTTCCGCCCCAGCCTAACCCGTGTTTGGCTGCTAGTGCTCCAGTATTAGGTGGCATGTCAGTTGGTGTAGGATTTCGTTTAGGTTTGTAATACCCGTTGGTAGCAGGATTTATGTCTATAGCAGCACCGCTGGCATGATAACTTTTTACGCCTTGTCCTATAGCATTTCTATTTGCGTATCCGTACATAACATTAATTTTATAACCCGTTGCTTCAAGGTCGTCGATAAACCCTTGGAACGCATCCTTAAATACTTCGGCAACCTGTGCAGTTTTACCGCTTTTGCTTCTAACTGTTGCAAGAGGACCTTGATTTGCAGGTGAAGTAGCTATGCCGCCGCGTGGTGATGCTCCGTAGTCTTCTTCAGATCCAGTTCTACCTAATCCGTATCCGCCGGAACCTTCTACCCAACTTGTTGTATTTCTACTAGAAGTACCTCTTGTAAATGTGTCCGGTATTATTGTTCTGTCACTTGACGGAAGTTCTCCGCCAAATTCTCTATCTGTTTCTTCTCGTTTAAATGCCTGAGGATTCATGTTTTCATGATGTGTCCACGGTTCACGTTGTGGCGCTCTGCACAATATACTTTCGTATGGAATTGGTAATTGCGCTCCAGGCGGAACATAGGGCAATATATGTGTTGTTAGTGGCTGCAACGAGTAAGCACCATTTGGTGCTGTAGGAGAATTTCCTCCGATTTTTTGAACTGCCGGTGTGGCAGCGCCAGCCAAGCCGCCGTTTATGTGTGTTTCTCCTGCATCTGTTGCAAAGATGCCTGTGGCTTTAATATTAAGATTGCTGTCTGCTTGTAGGTATATGCTAGTAGAAGCACTAATACTGGTCTGACCACCGAGTGCAGAAATATAAACATTGTTAGGAGCATATATATGAAAGTCTGCACCAGGTTGCTGATGTATAGATCCTGTTGCAATGTCAACTATATCACCGCCTGCTGCTTTTCTATACCAACTTTGTCCTGCTGTTTGGTGAAAACTCAAGTCTGCTTTTTGATATATGCTACCGCCTTCGGCGTACATATTAATGTCGCCCTTTGTAGTAAGTTTAATTTCTCTAGCAACATTTAAATCTAGACTTTCGCTGGAAGTAAACTGGAAGGATCTTCCTGCAACAATTCTAGTATCGTACACACTTTCAATATGGACACGACCCGATTCTGCTCCGTTGAATATCTGTGCTCCGTCACTAAACCGTGCAGATGCTTTCATGTTAATGTTTCTGCCAGCTTCAAAATTTATATCTCGTTCTGCTGTAACATTCAAGTCATTGTCTGACATGATACTGATGCTATCGTCTGCATGTATATCTATTTTACCATCGGACGTTAACTCGATCCATGCTGTTCCTCGAGAATTGGCAATATAGATTATATCTTCTGAATTATGCAATAATATTTGATGGCCAGTTCTAGTTCGAAGTCGTATCAATTCGTTATGAGGAATGGTTTCGTCGCCGCCGGCTTCTTCAATTAGTTTATTTTTATAAACAGGAGGACCGTCACTTGCATGAAATTCTCTAATTAACTTGTCATCGCCGTCGTCCATGACTAGGCTGCTGCCACCTAAACGACTTACATGAACTTCTGCTTCGTTTCCTGCTGTACCAATTTTTGCTCTAGGTGCTCCGGGTCTCTTATCAATAGGTCCAGGGGTGTTAAATCCAAATACTGCACTAGGAATTTCTCTTCTAGCACTAGAACTTGTTAATCCCCGAGCTTCGTCAAATAGCAATCCTTGTACTTCTAATACTTGAGTAAAATCTTGATTATAAGGTTTTCTTGTTAGTGTTGTGTCATCAGGTAACTCGGTTGTAATGCCTTTGTTATACTCGCCTACTGGTAATTTTGCTCCTTGTAGATTGCTAGGTGTTCCTGAAGTTGTTAGTTCTGTTGATGCGCGACCGTCAGGTACCATAAAATTCATATGTTCGTCAGGCACACATGCAAACCAATATCCCCGCGATCTGTCTCCTTCTAGAAACATTACTAAAACTTTAGTATCAACATCCGGAGGAACCATCCAGAACCCGTAGCTCTGCTGTGAACTTCTGTAATTGTCGTCACCTGTTATGTTTGCCAAAGAAGTTACGCCATAAAACGGAGACGCATAGTTTACAATTACAGTCGATTCATCTATGTTTTCGTAGTCGCCCGCTGATGTTGTTTTGATAAGTTGTACTTCTAATGCACCCATATACTTTTTGTCTAAAAATCCTACAACCTTTGCAAGATACGGGCCAGGCGTTAACGGAGGGTGTACCGCGTGTGAAGTTCGAGATGTAACATTCCTAATAGGCTGTCTTGTACTCATAAATTATTCCTTATCGTCGTGAATTTGTAAATTGTTTTATTGTTGGTAATTTAAATGTTCCGGGTCCGCCAGTTGGAAACACAGTCGAAGGCACTTTAGCTGTATTTTGCGAAAGCAGTGCTGCAACTTGTGTAGGACTTTGTCCATTTAGAGATTTTCCTAGTTGTTGTTCTAGTTGACTTATATCAATTGCACCACTGGAAATTTGTTGAGCAATTTGTGACTGACTTAATCCGGTAAGCTGAGCTAATGCTACTGGCATTCCTTCAGACCCTACAGGAATTTCTGTTAGTGCTTTTATGTTTAACGGCTGGAATGCTTGTAGTAGATTTGTTCTTAAATTTTGAACGTTGTTTATAAGCTGTGTTGCTTGATTAACAACTCCAAAAATTTGTCCTAGTTGTCCTGGTATATTTGATAGTCCACCTAGTAAATTAGTCGGTATGATATTTAAGAATCCTAACTTTGATACCACTTGACTTAGTTTTTCAACTTCAGAGAACAATAAATCAGTAGACGCTGCACTGCCTGCAGGTACAGGAACAGTATAGCCGCCGCCCGAGACCAATTGTTCTACTATAGATTGTACGTAAGACCTAGTAGCATTATCTTGGTTTGGTCTTTTTAATAAATGCAAGGAATTTGTAAATTGTCCATTACTGAAATTACTGTTTAATGTGATAACTTTGTATATTCCAGTAAATGCATTTGCACTGTCGATTATTAGTCCGTTTCCTTTGTAGTCAAGTGCTGAAGAAAAGTTTAATAAAATATCAACTTCAGATGTTCTAAAATTTACAGAATTATTCGATGTTATGTTTCTGTAAGGTGTTCCTGGTTGATAATTTCCTGCATCTGCATCTGGTAGATAATACGGGTCTCCCCATATTTTTAAATCAAGAGTAACGTTGTCAACATCGCTGTTTAAAATAGCTCTATTAAATAATTCTGCTACACGGCGTTTTTCGTCATCAATGGCTGCGCCAGTCGGTGCTGTTGCATCAGCAGTTGTATAAACTGCCTTGTTTACAGGCGTTGCACCATTTGTTTCTATTAGTCGACTTACTTGTGCGTTTGAGGCAATACTGGCAATTTCTTTGGTTATAGTTCTAGGTCCACTGCCTGTTGATGCAACAGAAGCCATAGACGGGTCAGCTAATGTTTTAAAGAAACTGTTATCAATTGTAAATTCTAAGTCAAGTACATCTGTGTTTAACCCTGTATAGGAATAAAAATATGCTTTAACACAGTCACCTGCTAGTTCTACATAGTTTTGTTCTGAGGTGTTTGGTGCAATTTGACTAACATGAACTTCTTGCTCGTAAATGTCGTAGATATAGTTTAATGCAGGACGTCCTTGACCATTGTCAGGAGACAATATATTAACTCTCGAAAATATTTTAAACCAAGGGATCATTCCTTTACTGTTAGGACTTCTACTAATAAGTCCTTGTCCCCATTCACTGGTTAACAATACATCTTCTATAATTTTTTCAATTTTTGTATTTTGAGAATACTGAAATGTTCTAGTGATGTCATTTATTGATGTAGGCATTATAATCCCTGTGCTTGGATTGTATACCTGACTCAATGAAGCAAGTCCAGATGTTCCGTAAGAATCAAAATCTTTGCTAATGTTGCTTGTGGCAAACGAAGATCCGTTTACAGTTCCGGTGTTATATAAACTTCCAGACGACGGTCCTGTGCTGTTTGTTACAAAATTAATATCGTATACGTCGTTTTGAAGTATTACCTTTCGTCCCATTGCTTCTTCTTGGGGATAGTTTATTGCTCTTAGTAGACTCTTTTCACCGGTTTTTAATATTTCTTCAACAGTAATTCCTGATATTTTTACACTTGTTCTTACATTTTGAACTTCGTCAGTAAACGCACTGTGATTCCAAGGAATACATTCAATGTCATACACAGATCCACTGGCATCTACTTTAAAAGTCAAGTTTACAAGTTTTACTACAAAAGTCTTGCGCTCTACTTGACTGGTTACTTTGCCTGAGTCGTCGTAGCCTACAAACTCGCAGGATAAGGAAAAAGGTGCTTCGATATAATTTTCAAAACCTGCAGATTTTGATGCAAGGTGTAGTGTTTGTAAAAATAATCCTATGCTGTAAGGTTCTGTAACTTGAAATGTAATTTTTGTTGCAACAGATGTACTTGTTCCTGGGTTGTTAGAAATAAGACTGTCTATAGAAATGTTGTCGATAAAGTATTCTACTTTTATTCCTGCTGCATCTTCTGCCGCAGTTGTAATAGTTTTATCAGGTAACCCACTCGAACGTATTATAGGAATATTTCCAGCGCCAGGTAATCCTGTGCTGTTTACTTCGTTAACGTTTAATGCACTTAACGTCCACACATAGTTGTAAGATACAAACTTTCCTAGTGGATTTAAAAGTATTCCCATGTTAGATTCCTATAACTGTAATAAGAGTTGATTTTTTTGGAACATAAATCTTAGTACCCGCAACAAAATCAAAAATAGGATCTTTAATTATATCCATGTTTCTGATAGAAAACACCCACCACAGTTTTGAACTACCATACAAGTCGTAAGCTAGCAAATCTGGTCTGTATGTATACTGAGGAGTAATTTCAAAAACCAAATCATCCGACAATGCCGGTATGTCTCTTTTTACCATTATATCAAGATAGTTTGTAGAATTTAATTGTGTTAACTGCCACGGACTTGTTTTTGCATAACTAACTTCCATTAAATAAATCCTTCCTCTTTAACATATCCACCTTGTATAAAACTATCCAAGTTAAATTGTCTTTGCTTATCTCTGCTAAACACCGGCTGTACTGTAATACTAAATGTGCAAAGTGTAGGAACATAGGTATATGTACCGGAACCTATTTCGTTTGCAACAGATTGTGCAATCGGAACTTTTATGTAATCAACACCATTTGGTAAATCAAGATTAAACATTTTAACAATAACTGGTGTTTTGTTAAAAATAAAGTCGCCGTATCCGCTTAAATGAACCAGTGGCGGAGGTGAT